GATCAAAGTCTTTGGAGAACTGGGAGAGGCCCCATTCACCAGACAGGCCTGCCTTCTGAGAACACTGACGCAGCATCTTATCGACAGAATCAAAGAGGAAGCCAGTGATGAGCTCTCGCGAGAGATCGAAGACATGATCCCAAAGGAGACGGAAGACGATCCGCCTGCTGAAGAGGAAAGCGGCATGGTAAAAAGGATCTCCAAAAGAGGGAAGCCGGAGGCAGAAGATGATCCGTCTGTCGAGAAATAATAGGTACAAGCTCTTTGAGATCGTCCGCCTCCGGGATAGAGACCTCTGGGACGTCTATGAAAGGATGCTGGGCGTCCCGTGTCCGATGGGGAGAACCCACGTCCACCATGTCATTCCCGTAGCTTCCGGCGGAGAAGACATCGCAGAGAACCTCATCACCTTAGACCCGAAGACCCACTTCTACATATTCCACAACGGATTCGGGAGTGTGGATAAAGAATGGCAGAAAATCGCCCAGAAGTATCTGGCGAGTAAGGAGGTCAAGGCATGGCACGAAGAAAGAGAAGCAAGTTTGACAGCCCTATACCAGACTGCAGAAGCTACCCGTATCAAGAAGATCCGGAAGAACTGCTTGCCAGAGAAAAGACCAGGCTTCAAATACTAAGAGAAGACAATACCATCTGCCCCGTATGTCATAGGAGTATGAAGCACACCTGCCATTGCCCTTATGAAAAAGCGGCCGTCTGTGAAGAACATTGTGAAACGTGTGAATACCATGTGCCAATGACAGCGGCCAGCAATGGGAAATGTTTGTACACGAAAAAGCCGCCTGCGGGAACAGGCGGCGAAGGGTGAAAGATAAATTCACGTTTTTCTATATGAGAGTATATCACGCCCTTCATAAAAAGTCCAGAAAAGCAAGGCACAAAGGGGATTTTCCGTCCCCTTTGCCCCCTTGTTAAGGCTATTATTTGGAGGACCGATGCCGTATCGAAAACGTATTTTCACATACCCCGGAGGAAGGGTAGAAGAGAAGTATTACACCTGCCGCCTGGGAGGGAAGAAGACACGTATCAAGAATTGCAGCAAGACCCCGGAAGCCGTAGCCAAAGTGAATGCAAGAAGAGCAGTAAGGCACCTGAAGGAACTGATCCTCACCAATTTCAAGCAGGGAGACCAGTACATCACCTTGACATATGCCAAAGAACCCAAAGACTATGAGGAGGCCATCCGCCATCTCACAAACTATATCAAGAGACTCCGGAGACGCTACCAGAAAGCAGGGCAGGAACTTCGCTACATCTACACCACAGAATACAAGGGGAAAAGGATTCATCATCACATACTTGTGAACAAAGTCCTGGAACAGCAGGAGCTTCGAAATGCATGGGGACACTCCAAACTAAGCGCCTATGACATCATCGAATACCAGGGAGAAGAAAGGGACGCCAAGAAACTTTCCGCTTACTTCACAAAAGAGTCCAATATCACCGTAAGGGAAGGAAAGCAGAAAGTGAGATACGTTGCTTCCAGAAACCTTAAGAAGCCAGAAGTCCGCTATCAGACGATCCAGTCTAAAAAGTGGAAAGAAAGGCCAACAGCGAAAAATGGCTTCACCCTGATAGACGTCATGAACACCTTCACGGTCTGGGGGTATCCAATGCAGATCGCAAGGTATGTAGAAATTCCCAAGAAGAAAAAGCGAGGGAGGAAGAATGAGTAAGATCTGTCCCCGGGTGCGGTGCCATCTTCCGGGCGAAAGGAGGAGAAAAATATTGCAAAACATGCATGAAAAAGGGAGTCACATGGGGGATCGAATGAGAAAGCACGATGCACGCATGATCATTCAAAAATTCATAGGCAGAACATTCCGGGGGACAAGGAAAGCCTTCAAAGCCAAGAAACTTGAAACTAAAAGGAAAGACCACCCGCAGCACCATCTCTACTGGTGCAGGAGAGAACCCATCGGGCAAAGGCGGAAAATCGAAATCGAATTTTGGACCGGGTGGTATCTCAGCCTGCATAGCGGATACTTCCGGGAACAAGTATGCAAAGAAGCCGAAGAAAGAGAGAAAGCAGAATGACAGAAGAAGAGAATCCGAGAGAGCTAGACAAGCGCATAAGAAACCAAATTCAAAACCTGCTCGAGAGTAAAGAGGGCAGAAACCTGTGGGCGGGAGAAATCCAATTCCAAAGTATCTCGCTGAATAACAGCAGTGCTTCCATCAGCTATGTCGATGCGGATGGTGTGAAAACGTTCACGTGTGAAGAGCAGCCGAGAGAAGAATTTAGAACCGCTATGGCGGCGATGAGCCTTTACTATACCGACATGGCAGGGGACTATAGACCCGAGAAACCGGTACAGGCCATTTTCGTGGTGGAGAAAGTAGTGCCAAAGCGGGATAAGAAATCCGGGGCGCTAAAAGGAGTGCGGCTGGGCGGGCGGTTCCGCCTCAAAGGCAGCCCTACCACGCAGCGGTTCAGCACGATCGAAGACATCACTCCGACTGATAACGTGCTCGGCATCATGAAGAAAATCTATGATGAAGCGGCGCTTTACATCAGCGGCGAGCGGAGAGAACAAAACCTTTTTAAAACGAGCCAGGATAATGAGCAGGAGTCAAGCAATGAGCGGGCAAATGAAGAATGATAGATTTTTTCGATTTTCCGCGAATTGGATTGAATTGAATTGTATTGAAAGGAGAAAGAATTGAACAGCGTAGAAATATCCGGGAACCTCGCAAGAGACCCGATCGTCAGATCCACCAAGACAGGGAGAGCCGTTGCCACATTTACCGTCGCCTCCAGTCGCCTTTATGTTTCGCAGAATGGCGAGCAGAAAGAACAGACCGCATGGATCAATGTCGTTGCCTGGGGAGCCATCGCGGAAAGAGTGGCCAACTTCTGTAAGAAAGGAACCTTCGTCTACGTACATGGCAGCCTGAATACCAGATCCTACGATGACGACAGCGGTCAGAGACACTGGATCATGGAAGTCGTAGCAGACATCGTAGCTGATCCGAAATGGGGAGAAGGAAAAGCGTCATCCGGCGGAAGCTATTCCGGTGGATATAGCAAGGGATCCGGCGGTGCTTCCAATGGCTATGGAAACAATTCCGGCGGGTTTAACCAGTTCGGCCCTTCCAAACCGGAGCAGCGAGAAGAGAGCATGTTCCCTGCGAAAGGGCCGCAGGAAGACATACCATTTTAGGTAAATGAGAATGATTGAAGAAAATCCATAAGTGGTAAGTATTCGAGGGGGATCAAAGTGAATAGGCAGGAAAGAAGAAGGCTAGGCGTCAAAAAGAAGGATCCCATGGTTTCCATCAAACAGTCAGACGTCAATGCAATGAAACAAGAAGCCACCAAGAAAGGCTGCGAGTTTGCCTTTAACTTGATGCTTGCCATCCCGGCTATGGTCATCCATGACAAGTTCGGAAGCCTGATGAAGAAAGATGGCAGAGTGGAAAAGTTCGTAGACCTCTGCATGGAGCAGTACAAGTGCTATGAAGAGGGATACGTCGGCTTAGAGGAGCTTGCCAAGCTGCTTAAGGACGAAGCAGGAGTCAAAATCAAAGGATGGGAGGCAGAAGAAATCAAGAGATGACCATCGAAGAGAGCGCGGAAGCCCTGGCAAGGAAAGATTTCAATAAACTGAATATTCCGGAAACGGTGAAAAAGAGATCACTACGCAAAAGACGCCAGGGCAAGACGCTAGTCTTCGAAGCAGGAGAACGTGGGATCCTCGTGAGATACTTCATGCGCTGCCAGGACAGGCACATCTCCATGAAGCGCATTGTGACATACTTCCACGATGAAGAATTTGACAATTCTTCCAAACCACCGTAAGATAGTTATGAAATCTCCAGCAGATTTTCGGCATCCGTAAGGAGCCGGTACCTTTTACCCGCATATATCTCGCGGGCAACGATAAAAGATACCGGCTCCTTTTTTGCGTTTTTAGGGGGGTGAGAGCATGGCCAAAGGGAAATGGGAGAAGTGGATAGAGCCGAATCATCTCTTGATTTTAGGCGCGTGGGCACGTGACGGGCTGACCGACGAAGACATAGCGCACAACATTGGCATTTCCCGCTCCACCTTGAAGGAATGGAAGAAAAAGATCCCGGCCATATCGGCCACCCTAAATACTAATAAGGCAATAGCCGATATCCGAGTAGAGAATGCCCTCTACAAAAAAGCGATCGGCTGCATTGTCAAGGAGATAGTCATCTCCAAAATCAAAAACCCGGACGGCACAGTCACAGAAACAGAGAGAACGGTAGAAAGAGAGCTGCCACCGGATACAACGGCCGGGATCTTCTGGCTGAAGAACAGGAAACCGAAAGACTGGAGAGACAAGCAGGAAGTCGAGCTCTCCGGGAACGTAGGCATGACAGACGCGCTGAAGAAAGCGAGGGAACGAGTGAATGAACACCGAAATAGTAAGTGACCTTGCCGGACTGGCGAAAGACCCCCTCAGTTTCGTCTACTGGGCTTTCCCATGGGGTGAAGGACTCCTTACCAATCAGGACGGCCCCGAAGCCTGGCAGAAGGAAATACTGGGCCATATAGGCGAAAACGTATCCCCGGACAGAGTCATTCAGGAAGCCGTCGCCTCAGGCCACGGTATCGGGAAATCCGCTTTGGTATCCTGGCTGATCCTATGGGCGATCTCTACCCACGAGAATACCCGCGGCGTCGTCACTGCAAACACAGAGACGCAGCTCCTCACGAAGACATGGCCGGAACTCATGAAGTGGCATGCCATGTTCCTTGCAAGAGATTTATTCAAAGTCACAGCCACCTCCATATTCGCAGCCGAAGACGGCAAAGAAAAGAATTGGCGTATCGACGCCATCCCGTGGTCCGTGGCCAACCCGGAAGCCTTCGCGGGCCTTCACAATCAGGGGAACAGAACTATCCTCATCTTCGACGAAGCATCTGCCATAGACGATAAGATCTGGGAAGTCGCGGAAGGTGCATTAAACGACGCAAACACAGAAAGACTATGGTGCGCCTTCGGGAACCCGACGCGAAACACCGGAAGATTCTACGACTGCTTCCACAAATTCCGTCCATACTGGCACACCATGCAGGTAGATTCCAGATCCGTCAGATTCTCAGACAAGACAAAGATCTCTCAATGGGAAGAAGCCTATGGAGCGGACAGCGACTTCTTCAAAGTCCGAGTCACCGGAGACTTCCCGGACGCCTCCGATTTGCAGTTCATCCCATTAGGCCTAGTCAAGAAAGCAGCGCAAAGGAACCTGCATGAAGGGCAATACAAATTCGCCCCCTGCGTCATAGGCGTAGACCCAGCATGGTCCGGCGGAGACGCCACCTCCATCTACCTGCGTCAGGGGCTCTACACCAAGAAACTGGCGAGGATCCTCAAGAACACCAACGACATGACCATAGCCAACATGATCGCCCGTTTCGAAGATCAATATCACGCAGCAGCTGTCAACATCGATTTAGGATACGGGACCGGCATCTACTCTGCTGGCACCACCATGGGAAGAGCGTGGAACCTCATCTCCTTTGCGGGCTCCTCTCCCGATCCTGCATGCGTCAACATGCGCGCCTACATGTGGTACGCCATGAAGAAATGGTTCCAGACCGGCGGCGTCATCGAAGCTGACCAGACTTTAATAGACGACCTCACCCATGTGGAAATCAAACCAACAATGGACGGCCGCATTCAGCTCAGGTCCAAAGACGAAATGAAAAAAGAAGGCATCCCGTCGCCAAATGACGCCGACGCCTTAGCACTGACCTTTGCCGTCCCTGTCGTCAATCGGAAAAGGAACGGCAAGGCCAACACCAACTACCAGTTATTCTGAAAGGAGACACCATGTGCGGAAACCCATTTAAATCCCCCAAAGTTCCGGCGGCGCAGAAAGTCGATCCGACCGTCACCGACGTAACCAATTCTCAGGTATCAGACGACAGCGGTGACACAGAAGCCAACAAGAAAAAGAAAAAGCAGGGATTCGCAGCCACACGTCTTGCGACGCTGCTGAGTAATGCAGGAAGCAAGGACACCTTAGGATGAATACCATCTTAGCCAGCGCCATGCCACCGGAAGCCCTTCCGGCGGATGGACAGAACATCAGAGCACCGGACAAGCACGCCGCCCTGTCACGGATCAAGCTCCTGAAGAACAAAAGAAACCCCTATATCGAACGATGGAAAGCCATCAGAGACTACGAGCTCCCCTTCTTAGGAGAATTCGATGATACTGACGACGAAACAGATAAAGGCAGAAGACGCGACCTCGCCATCAGCAACGGAGTTGCATGGCTCGCCAATCAGGCCTTCGCTGCCGGTATCATGTCAGGGCTTACACCGCCTTCCCGGCAGTGGTTCAAGTTCGGTTTCTCCTCGGATCAGGAAAACATAGAAGCCGAGAGACTTCTTGACGAACGGCAGGCCATCGTAGAAGCCGTGCTGCACAGATCCAACTTCTACAACACCATCCACGCCTGCTACACAGAGCTCCCTTTTGGGCAGGCGCCTATCGCTGTATTCCCATCACCAGAGAGCGGCGTCCGCTTCCAGGCATTCACCATCGGCTCCTACTACATCGATACATCAGCAGGGAACCGCATCAACACCTTTGCCCGGAAAATCAAAATGAACGCCGATCAGATCGTGCAGCAGTTTGGGGAAGACCATTTGCCAAGGAACGTGCAAGACGCGTTCAATACCCCATCAAGGCGCTATGATATGGCCTTCGACGTGTGGTGGCTCGTCATGCCTAATGACAGCAAAAGGAACGGCCCATCGAATAAGGACATGCCATTTGTCTCCCTCTACTGGGTAGACGGGCAGGATCCCAATGAAAACGGCGGCTTCCTCTATACCGGCGGCTTCGAAGAATGCCCCGTATTGGTGGCCAGATACCAGGTCACGGGCAACGACTCCTACGGGAAAGGCCCCGGATGGTACGCCGAAGGCGATGCCAAGTCCCTGCAGATCATGAAGAAAGACTTCTTGACCGCGATTGAACTTACCGTCAAGCCGCCTTTGACCACGGATGCCAGCACCTATCAGAGCGGCGTCAACTGCTATCCAGGCGGCGTCACCGTCACCAATACCCAGATGGGAGGGCAGGGCGTCGTTCCCCTGTTCCAGGCGCCGACCAATTTGCAGTGGATGGCGCAGGAAATCCAGAGACTTGAAGACACAATCAAGAGGACCTATAGCGCCGACCTCTTCCTCATGCTCGAATCCATCGATACCCCGCAGATGACAGCGAGAGAAGTCATGGAACGCCAGCAGGAAAAGCTGCAGCAGCTGGGTCCAGTTGTTGAAAGACTCCAGGACGAATTCTTAACCCCCATCATCGAACGGGTTTACAACATCCTTGAGAGAAACAACATCTTCCCACCCATTCCGGATGAGCTCGCAGCCGAACTCTCCGAAGCCGACGTGAAGATTGAATACATTTCTCCGCTCGCCCAGGCACAGAAGATGAGTGGCCTTGTGAACATTGAGCAGGCCCTCGCCTTCGTAGGTCAAATGGCGCAGCTCTATCCAGAGTCCCTGAAGATGGTAGATCCCTTAGGTACCGTCAAGAAATACTTCGACCTCTTAGGCGCTCCGGCGGCCATGCAGAGAAGCACAGAAGAAGCCCAGCAGCTGATCCAGCAGGAACAGCAGGCCATGATGCAGCAGGAAGAAGAGCAGAAACAGCTCGCACAGGCGCAGGCACTGGCCCCTGTCGCACAGGCAGCCAAGAACCTATCTGACGCCGCGCAGAACGGGAACCCCGCTCTTCAGAACCTATTGGGCGTCAACGGGCCAGGAGGACCATCCGTATTATGAAACACGCCATCGTAGACCCAAATTCCAGAGACGCCCGCTGGCAGAAATACTTTCAGCAGTGTCAGAAAGACAAAGATAAAGACGCCATCCAGAAAGTCGTCAAGACCGAAGAAGGAAGGTGGATCCTTTCTCGGATCCTCAACATGAGCGGACTCAACACCAGCTCCTACACAGGGAATGCCGAGACCTATTTCCGCGAAGGAAGAAGAGAAGTCGGCATCGAAATCACCAACCTGATCCTTGACACCCTAGGCCTTGAAGAAGGACATAAGTCGCTGCAGGCGATTGACAAAGATTTCATAGACTTCAAGATCCGGCAGAACCGGATATTCAACAAGGAGGACTGAATATGGATACCCAGAACAATAACATGAACACTGGAACCGATCAGCAGACACCACAGAACACACCGACAGACAATCAGCAGAACTCACAGGGCGCAGAAGCCCAGGGAAACCAGAACCAGCAGACACCGCAGGACAACAATCCATCCGGCGGCACCCTGTTATCAGGAGCAGGGAAAGCCACAGGTGCTCCGGACACCTATGACTTTACTGCATCCCTTCCAGAAGGAATGGAACTCGACCAGGACACCGCCGACTCCTTCGGCGAGCTCGCACGAGGCATGAATCTCACGAACGAGCAGGCCAATGAACTGGCCAAATTTGGCTATGACTGGGCGGGCAAAGTCGGGGAAGCCTACCAGAAGGCGCAGCAGGAAGAAGCAGACGCTAACGCCGCTGCAGCCATGAAAGAACTGGGCAAAGATTTCGAACCCACAGTCGCAAGAGCCGGGATCCTCATGAACTACCTTGAAAGGCAGATCCCAGGCATCCGAGACTCCTTCGCAGGATCCGCTGTATTCTCATCCCTTCCCATGCTGAAAGCCTTCGCCATCCTTGGCGATCTGATTTCCGAAGACGGCGGAATCAAGACCAATACAGCAGCCGCCACCAAAGAAGACAATCCATACCCCAATACCGATTGGGAATCATTAAAAAGATAAGGAGATAAACCATGGCAACCATTGGAAACCTTGCACTCAATTTCAATGACCTCCGAAAGCGTCAGGCACCGGATGGCACCATTGATCACATCATCGAAGTATTAAAACAGTCCAATCCCATCATGGACGACATCAAGTGGAAACAGGGCAATCTGCCGACCGGTAACCAGACCACGCAGCGCACCTCAATCCCGACACCGTCCCTCCGCGCCATCAATAAAGGCGTGCAGCCGACCAAGTCCAGCACCAAACAGGTAAGAGACACCTGCTGCATTTTGGAAGCCCGCTCCCGCGTCGACATCGAACTCCTTCAGCTCGAACCGGATCCGCAGGCATTCCGCCGCTCTGAAGACGACGCGCATATCGAAGGCTTCTCTGAAAAAGTCGCCAGCATGATCTTCTACGGCGACTCCGACGAAAATCTTGATGAATTTAACGGCTTCGCGAAACGCTACGATCACTTCGGCGGAAACAAAGGAGACTACTCCTATCAGGTCAGAGACGCAGGCGGCAAGACCAGCGGCGCCCTTTCCTCCGTCTGGTTTATCGGATGGAGCAACAGCGTTTCCGGTATTTACCCGAAGTACGGCTACGCAGGCCTTAAGATGAGAGACCTCGGAGAACGCACCGTAGAAGACGCAGAAGGCGGCTCCTATCAGGCGTTAGAATCCCTCTTCACATGGAAGCCGGGCCTCATGGTGGCAGATCCCCGCATGGTGGCAGCCGTCAGAAACATCGATACCACTACTCTCCTCAAAGCCACCGACGCGCAGAAGAAGAGCTTCATGGATCAGCTCATTTATGCGAAGAACTCCCTCAGAAGAATCCAGGGCGAAAACATGAAGCTGGGTATCTACGTATCCGAGAAAGTCTACGACTTCCTCGAATCCTACCTCATGGACAAGAACCACGTTCACGTTACCCGTCAGGACTTCGCAAACGGCACTTCTGTACTCGCACTCTTCGGCATCCCGGTATACAAGGAAGACGCCCTGAAGGATACCGAGCCACTCATTACCGAAGCATAAGGAGGACACCATGATCTACGACAAAGAAAACGCATTCATTTTTGATAAAGACGTATCCACCACCCCGGACGTCATCGCAAACGGCATGGGAGGGAACGCAGGCGATGAACTCTTTCTCGCTGCCAAATTCGCCTCTCCACTTACGGCGGCCGCCGTGATCACGCTGAAGACGGCAGACAGCGCCGCTTTGGATAGTGCGGCCACCCTCTGCACACTGACAATCCCGGTAGGCGCACAGAAGGGATTTATCAAAGTCCCCTACGGTGCAAAGAAATTCTACGGCATCTCCGTTACCGGCCCTACCAGCGGCAAGTGCACCATCGCCCTCACACTGGACAGCGAGCTTGAATGAAAGAGATCCACTTAGGTGAGATCGGGAAAGGAAAACTGGAAGACCTTTCCCCCAATGAACTCCGCGCCCTCTGCTGGAAAGAAGGCATCGAGATCAAAGGGGATATCAAGACCAAGAAACAGCTCATCGATCTCATCAAGAAACACTAGGAGGAACCATGTACAGCACAGATATCTGCAACATCGCCCTCTCCTCAATCGGACAGGGACAGATCGCTTCCATCGACGAAGACAGCGAGGCAGCGCGTCAGTGCAAACTCTACTACGAACTGACAAGAAAAAACCTTCTTTCTTCCTTCCGCTGGGGCTTCGCAGAAAGATCGGAAAAACTTGCACTAGTAGACACCACTGTCCCGAAATGGGAATTTGCCTATGCACTGCCAAAGAAATGCCTAGTCGTCCGCCAGCTCTACAACAAGAACGGCGACATCATTGAAACGGATGAATCTGCCAAAGATGATACCTATCACGAGTTTCAGATTGCCCTCATGAACGAGAGCCAGAGGATCATCATGGCAGACATCGAAGATGCATGGATGGACTACACCGCAGATATCGAAAACGCTGAACTTTTCGACTCCTCCTTTGCCGAAGCCCTGGCCCACAAATTAGCAAGTCACATTGCCATGCCATTAAGCGGCAGCCAGAACATGGCACAGTCACAGTACCAGCTCTACCAGATTGCCATCCAGCAAGCTATGTACACCTCAGCCATCCAGAACCACCACAAGCCTTCTTATCCCACCAAGTACTTTGACGCAAGGAGGTAACGATGAGAGAAACCATCTATCTCATGCAGTCATCCTTCGCGACCGGCGAAGTTTCCCCTGAAGTCGCCAGCCGCATAGATATGGAGAAATACCAGGCCGCTTTACTGCAGGCCGAGAACTGCTATATCAGGCCTTATGGCGCTGTATACAAAAGGCCCGGATCCATATATTGCGGCATGGCCAAGAAGAATAAAGTTCGTCTGATTGAATTCAAGTCTACCGTGAACCATGCCTTTCTCCTTGAAGTAGGAGAAGGGTATATCCGCATCTGGAAGGACGGAAAATTTACCAATCAGGAAATCGTGACGCCTTACAAGGAATCCGAACTTCCTAAGCTCCGCACCTGCCAGAGCGCCGACATCATGTACATCGCCTCCGGCACACATCCCGTCATGCAGCTCAAACACTATTCTGATACCGACTGGCGCTTCGAAGAAATGGTGATGAATAGTCAGTACTTCGATGAGTCCTTATCCGTTAGTAACAACGTGGTAGACGAGACATGGAATAAAGCCGGAACATACGCATGGGAATGTCACAAGACAGGGAACTATACTGTGACCGTAGCGGGCGGCGGTGGCGGTGGAGCCGATACCGTGAGCCACTACAGAGACAGCAGACACAAAGAGGACGGAAGTACGGTAGAAGCTGCTGGAGGTATCGGCGGGAATGGCGCTGCTGTATCACAGACTGTCTACTGCAAAGAAAATACCACTTACACCATCACCGTAGGGGACGGCGGCGAAAAAGGATCACCGGGGAATTCCGGTGGAAATTCCACAGCCTTCGGACTCACCGCGCAGGGGGGCGGCGGGGGACAACTGGGTACATTCACCGGTAAAGCTAGGGTAACAGGAAGACCGCACAGACACTACATCGTATATACGGGGCATGCGGGTGAAGCAGGCATCTCCTACGGCAATGGCGGACAGGGAAGTTATAACAAAGGGAATCCAGGATGGGTGGCCGTCAAATCCATGGATGAGCCCACACTGACTGTCTCCGGCACCGCAGGTGAAGTCACGCTCTCCTCGGATAAACCCTTCTTCTCTGCAGACATGAAAGGCATGTGGATGAAGATTTCTCAGGACATCGCTTCCAAGTCCGTCACCGCCAGCGGGGCCATGACCACAGATCCCATACCGGTAGGAAACGGATGGAAGATCATCACCCATGGCACATGGACAGGGCAGGTGGTCATCCAGAAATCCACGAATGGCGGCGAATGGAAAGACTTCAGGACCTACAAATCGAATGACGACAACAACGTAAGCGAATCCGGCACCGTCGATGAAGCAGATAATGTCAGAATGAGACTTGTCACCACTGCCGGTAAAGCCGACCTCACATCGACCGCCTACACCAAGTCCGGCATCATTCAGATCGAAACTGTGAATTCAGCAACCAGCGCCACATGCCTTGTGAAAAAAGTCATTGGCCAGGCGGGGAAAGTCGACAGCTACTCCTTCGGCGCATGGAACGAAAAATACGGCTATCCAAGGACCGTGGGATTCTTCCAAGACAGATTGATATTCGCTGGGACGAAGACGCAGCCATACGTCCTATGGATGAGCAAGACTGGAGACTACAACAATTTCTCCGTCGAAAAAGCCTCCGGCACCGTGACAGACGACAGCGCCATCTGCCTTTCCTTTATTTCCCGTCAGCAGGCGGAGATCAAGCACATCTGCCCGGCAAGCGACCTCTTCGTCTTGACTGACTCCAATGAATGGATCGTTTCCGGCGGCAGCACCGTCACACCGTCCAAATGCACCAACAAGGCGCAGACCTTCCGCGGATGCACGGAAGTCGAACCTATCTCCATCGGCAGCCGTCTGATCTACGTGCAGAAACGGTCCCAGACCGTGCGAGACATGGCCTACTCTTTCGAGACCGATTCCTACGACGGCATGGACCTTACCCTTTTAGCCAAGCACCTTTTGAGAGGAAAGACCATCGTAGACGCTGCCTACATGCAGGATCCCGACTCCAGACTGTATTTCGTCCGTTCCGACGGGGAAATCATCTGCCTCGCCTACATCAATGATCAGAAAGTCTATGCATGGTCCCATATCATCACAAAAGGGAAGTATCTTTCCGTCTGCACCGTGGCAGCCGAAGAGACCGACGAAGTCTACACCGCCGTCGAAAGAAACGGTAAAACCTATATCGAGAAGATGGGAACAGACAAAGGCTCCCAAGATCCGAAAGACTACATCATGACCGACTGCTCTAAAGTCCTCACCTTTGATGAGCCTGACGATGCAGCGTCAGTAGACTGGATCACCGGGGCAGTTTCCGTATTGGCAGACGGGAAATTCTTCGAAGACGTAGAAATCAAAGAAGGAACAGTGACACTTCCCACCAAAGTTTCCTACATGATCATCGGCTACCCCTACCGGATGACCATCGAACTGCCTAACGTAGAAATCCAGGCACAGAACGGCACCATGCAGGGAAGATATAAAAACGTCCGCACCGTTTCCCTGAGACTGCTGCACACCTTAGGCGGCAGTATCGGAAACGGCGTAGGAAGAAATGACACCATCAAGTACGAGGAGCTCTCCGATCAGAAGATCCGCCTCTACACAGGATATAAAGAAATCACCATACCCAACCAGGGCGTAGAGAAGAACGGACGAGTCATCATCACCTCTTCCGATCCCTACCCCTTCTACCTGGCAGCATTGATCAGAGGAGTGATCGTCAGTGAATAACAGCTACTACGGCGTGGACATCCGCACCATCGACAGCCTTGCCATGGCCGACCTTTTATCCCAGATCCTCGCGGGGAACATTCGAAAAGAAGACAGAGAAGAATTAGAAGCCCAGGGGCGCATGCCTTATGGCGGCCTCTATGAAAGCATGACAACTTCCATAGAAGCCTACTATGCCATTCATGAGCGCATGCCGCTCGCTGCCTTCGGAATCGGCCTATGCCCGGAGGGATGCTCCATCTGGATGCTCGGAACTACTATGTGCGAGCGCCACAAGAAAGCCCTGGTCGCCTGCATGCAAGACTACATCAAGGACAGCTTGAAGAAATACAAAGTCCTTACCAATTACATTTCCAAGGACAACACCAAAGCCCTCCGCGTCATTAAAAAGATGGGAGCCGCCTTTGGGGAAGAAGTAGAAACGGGCGGGAAAACCTTCGTCCGCTTCACATTAAAGGAGTAACTATGTGCAGCGTATCCGCCGCCCTGATCGGCTTAACCGCCGCGCAGGGCATCACATCCATGGCCTCTGCCCATCAGCAGGCCAAAGCACAGTCTGCTTATTACAATTCTCAGGCAGATGCTGCCGAGCAGAACGCGAGAATCGCAGACAAACAGAGAGAGCAGATTTCTGATCAGTACCTGCAGAAGCAGCAGCAGCTTGACGCCAGAAGACGATTAGTCATTGGCCAGCATGCGGCAGAAGCAGGAGCAAGCGGTCTCACAAGCTCCGGATCCGTGCAGGACATGGACGCATCAGCTATCGACGAATGGAGAAATTCATCCATGAATCTTTTAGGCAATCAGAGAAATGACACCAAGAGCGCCTACATCAATCAAGTGAACTATATCAATCAGGCAAACAGCGCAAGAGCTGCTGCCTACAATGCAAGGCAGCAGGGGAAGCAGGCTATGTTTGGCACACTTCTTTCCACCGCTGCTTCCATCTACGGCGTAGCCAAGACCTACGGGAATGCGACGGCAGCTAAACAGTCAGCCTCCGGCGGACTTCACCATCAGGCGGCTATGAGCGGAATGCCGGAGACCATGACAGATCAGGTATATGCCATGAATCAGTACAAGCCGCAGAAACTTTCCTTGACCAAGAGTCCCTACTCATGGCTAGGTGGTGGCTTCAAGATCGGGAGGTAAAGCATGAAACTCTCTCAATTTTCAGGGGATATCAATAAGAACATCATGCAAGGGAAGATCATCCCGACCACGACACTAGAAAGCGCAGGAGGGAATACCGCAGGACTTACCACCTTAGGAAAGGCTGCAGGTGCCGTATCGGACATGCTGGGGAAGGTATGGCTGAAAGACCAGAATGATAAAATCTTCGACGCCAAGAACGACTACGAGCAGCGCATCAATTCCCTTATGGACGATGAGAATACCGGCCTTTTCAATACCCATCAGGGCAAGGCTGCCGAGAACCTGCAGAAAGACTACACCGACCAGGAACAGAAGATTTATCAGCAGGTCCTGCAGGATCATGGCATCTCTTCTGATTACGCCGTCAGAGCTTTCGAGGAACAGAGAGCACAGTCACAGACCTCGAACCTTCGCATGATCGACAAGTACCAGCGAAAGCAGATGGAAGACTACGCAGGAAATCAGATTTCCTTGTTGACCAGCAACATGGTGAACCAGTCCGTCAAAGACCCCGACTCCCTCATCACGAACTTCGGAAGCTGGGAGAAGAATACCACTGCCATTCTGGCAGGCCTCAGCATGGATAGCGCAGCTATTGACGTCAAAATGAAAGCACTGAAGAACGATAGAGCCAAAGAGATCATGCAGTCCTATCTCACCACTGGCGACTACAGCGCGGGCCTCAATGCCATCGCCTACATGAAATCACAGGGAATTAACGAGCCGACACTTAAGGCTTACAAAGACCAGTTCCTTCAGAAGAAAATGACGCGGGAAATTAAAAGCAGCGCCGAGGACTATGTCAAAGGAAACGGACTGAACCTCACTACCATGACATGGGAACAGTTCCGGGATGCATGGAGGAAAGACCACCCGACGCCGGTCCCTCAAGGGAAAGGCAGCGTCACGGGAAATCAGATCGCGGAATTTGCCAGAAACAACTACACCGAAGGCGATCAGTGGATGGGAAGCGTCACCAAAGATCCCACGATCCAGTGCGATTCATGGACCGCCGATGTCTACGCCAAGACCGGCCTTTTCCCGGACGGGACAATCACGCACGGTTCCGACTTCGGGGACGCCTACCACGAAGCGGGCGACGGCTATGAACCACAGCCCGGAGACTTCATTGACGGGGAAAAGCACGTCGGCATTTATTTAGGGAACGGCCAGTACATGGCCAGAAACTCCTCCGGCGGCATCCACATCGGGAGCATGGACGAGTGGAATGAATGGTTCGGGAAACCGATCGGCTATGGATCCGTGGCAGAGGCCAAGGGCGAAGCGGCGGACGACATGTCAGATGAAGAACGAGCCGAGCTGCAGGACAAGAGCGACGCTGCCTTAAAGCAGCGGTACGCAGAGATCCGCTCGAGCCAAGTAACCTACATCCAGAGCCAGGTGCGGAACATCACCAAAGGAATCCTCGAAATGGAGCAGAACGGCTCCACGCCCGGCCAGGCGTATGAGTACGCCGCGGATATTGTGAACAACGATCCCTTGCTGAAGGACTCTTCGGCGGGCGTCACGCTCTTAGGTCGTCTGATGAATCAGAAGAGAACCTACGAAAATTCACAGAACAGAGCTGCCAATGTAGGAAGAGGCCTTGATACCAGCGGCTGCCTCAAAGAGAAAGGGTTCAACGCCTTAGAAGGATTTATCGGGACGAAAATCAATTCCATCGAAGACCTCGACAACACCATCAAAGACCTGCAGGAAGAAGGCGTCTACCTCACTGCCGAGCAGGATGCCAAGATTCGGAAAGATGTCATCGACTGCGGAAACGGCGTGGGAACCTTTGCCGTCAAGATCCCGGACGATGATGCCACCATTGCGGCCATGTGCTACACCAATACCGCTGCCGTCACCTCGACAGCGAAAATGCTCATTAAGAGAGAAATCATGGATTTCAAAAACGAACAGGGGAGAGATCCTGATAATGACGAACTCCGTACCATCTACTACGATGTGATCGGGAAAGAAGGTCTCGACAGCACTGGTAAAACGAAAATCGGCGGGATTAACATCTTCGGTGTAAACCTTTTCGGGGACGACTACGAAGCTCCAACCATGAGCAAAGCACAGGCCTACAACGATCACATAAGAGAAACGTCGCAGGCCGTAGACGAAGATGGAAATCCGAATGGTTTCTACATTGACGTGGACTACGGGAACGGAAAGACTGAGACCAAGTGGGTATCTGATGAACAGATGAGACAGATTTCCAATGGAGAATTAAGCGTATTCGATATTTGAGAGGAATCACCATGGACGAAGAAATTTTAGGAAGCGTGCTGCATGGGATCAAGCCGAAAGACTACACACCCATAAAGGTGAGACAGACACCGGAATTTGGCGGCATTCAGCTCACCGAAGAGCAGCAGGCCAAGAAGGATAATATGGAATCCGTCAAGGATGGAGAGATCCTGCCCTTAGGCGGCTTCACTGACACCGTAGAAGCCCAGTGGGAATCCGCCAAAGACCTTGTGAAATCCACCGACGTATACAAGAACCTTTTCGGAAACAGCGCACCGGATGATAATCGCCTCGAACAGTCTGAGAAATTAGGAAGTGCGCTAGGCATTGCCCCACAGCTGATTGCCTCCGATTCGGATATGTACAAGGCAGCTGTCACCACCTATGAGAGACAGAGGAATGCGGCCGCACTGAACAATCAGCCATTTTCTGCCAAGACCTTGAATGAACTCTACCCGGAACTCGACACGGAAGACCCCGTGGCCACTACCATTGCTTTGAAGGACTATACCAATATCCTGAAGAGCCGAGAAGCAGCAGCGCAGGGCGCGGCGGTTTATACCATGCCGGAAAGCAAGCTCACCGATCTTTCCAACGTCATTGGCTACCTCTACGACACCGGCACCCATTTTGTGGGCACCGCCTACGAAGCCGGGCAGGCGCTCGACGCACAGAGCGAGCTCATGTACAAAGCTTCCATCGGAGAAATCTCCGATGAAGAAGTAGAGAAAGCCATCCCTGGACTCATGAATGCGCAGAAAGCATATAACGCAGAAATCGGGGACTCCTACGTGGCCAAGATTGTAGGGGAAACCATCTCCCAGCTTTCCATGCAGAAGAATATGATCATGCGCGGCGCAGCAGAAATCATCGCTCCGATCGCCCCTTTGGCGCAGCCTATCTTAGCTGCCACCAAAACAAACCTGCCGCAGATTGCCACCTTAGGCGCTGCATCTGCAGCGAGCGCCGTAGGAGCCACGGGAGCTGTGGCAGGAGCAGCCGTCACAGGAGCGGCTGCACTGGCAGGGCTCATCGCCTTAGGCACTGCTTCCGTCTTCACAGGAACCTATAGAGCAGAAGCTGGACAGGCGTATTGGGATTGGCGCACCAAAAAGGATAAAAATGGGAAATCTGTTTATACCCGAGAGCAGGCCATTGGCCATGCCAAGAGAGTCGGAAGGATCAATGCAGCCATTGAAACCGGTGCATGGGAGCTCGCACTCAAGGGCATCACCAAAGTATGGGGGAGCGACGCAGCCAAAGCCGTCATCAAGAACGAAGCCGCCATGAAGAAACTGATCGGCGTAGGGAGAGCAGCCGTAGGAGCGAAAGCCATCGGATACGGTGCGAAACAGTTTGCCAAAGTGGCAGCGCCAGAGATTGCCGAAGAAGGTCTGCAGTCTCTTTCTGCAGATATCGATACAAACCTCTTTGGGAAAGAAACTGTTCCCGTAAGAGAGATGATGGGAAATGCCTTGGACGCCATGATCGAAGCTATCCCCTCCGTTGTTGGTATGTCGATCGGCGGTGCTGCTTTAGCAGGCGCAGGGGCCCATAGAGCCATGAAGAGAATCACTGGCCTCTCCGAAATGAAAGACGCCGTTATCGAATTCAAACGTGAGAACGAAAGATCCATGCTGCAGAAACTCATGGATCTCCGCTCCGAATCGTCCCTTTACAAAAAAGCACCGGAAACCTACCGGAAGACACTGCAGAACCAGCTCGATCATACCGGATCCGGCACGCTTTACATCGACGCTTCCGCAGCGGCCGAAAATGAAAAGACACACGATGCCTTAAACAAGCTCGTAGAAGATGGCACGATCACCGCTAAAGAATTAGATGACGCCATCAAGACCGGCAAGCCCTTAGAGGTAGAGACAGGGAAATACATGCAGACCGCCACCCCCGAAACCCATGAAGCCCTTTCTGACTACACCACCATGGACAAAGGAGAAAAAACGATCCATGCCATCCGAGAAGAGCGGCAGCGCATGAAAGACATGATCGACATTGTCACCATGACACGCGAAAAAAGAGAAGCGGCCGCTACAGAAAAAATCTTGAACGACCACTTCTCCGATGATACCGATATTGGAAGAGAAGATAGGGACACCGCAAGAGAAATTCTTTCCGGCGGCTTAGATCATATCGAGGACACCTGCAAGGCCATCCTCCAGGAAGCCAAAGACGCATGGGGAAAGCTGACCGGCGTCAAAGAACTCCAGGACTACATGGAACGGAGAAAGACACAGGACGCCAACACATCCAATGAAAAAGGCGTCGATATGTTCGACGTCGGGGAAGGGAAAGATCGGGTACATCTCAGAGTTTCCAAGAACCCAGATTGGTATCAGGATTTTTATGGTGCATACGGAAGAGCACCAAACCAGCGTGAACTCTACGATATCGCCCAAGAGAAAATCATTGCCGAGAATGATAAAGGTGATGATGAATCGAAAGCTGCCATTGCAGAGATCGAAGAAACCAAGAAGAGAGTCGAGTCCATCGAGAGAGTGAGTGAGGCGCTGAAATCCTTAAACAAAGAAGATCTCATCGCGCAGACACTACTGGATCCCGAGACCTATGAAGAAGCCTACAAGCCACTCCTTGAGGAAATCAAGGCAGCGGGAAACGGCGCTGTCACCAAAGCCGCGAGAGACTCCGCTTTAATCCTGGCAAAGCTCGCAGAGAACTTCCATAAGAACTACGGCGTGCCATTGAAATTGGCCATGATTGCCGCTGGTGAAGTCAGTCCGGAGACCGCGCATCAGCTGAACCAGTCCGCCATCGAGAACGAACTGCAGCTTGTGAAAGAGAAATACTGGAATACTGAGGAATGGATGAAAGCCCCAGACGGTACACCGACAAAGCTGACCGAGCGCCAGTGGCTGATTACCCATAGCGAAACTTTCAGGGAATGGTTTGGAGATTGGGAAACCGTCGAAAAGGTCACAAAGCTATACTATGGAAATCCAATCGTTATGACAGAAGGAGGATTTAAAGAAAAATTAGAGAAGGCAGCACGAGATAACGGAATAAATATAGCCGCAGATGCCGATTCCATACGAAAAGAGATTAAGACCATTTTCAAAAGTCTGTACCCAGGTAAAGAATTATCAAAGGGGTACAGAGAACCGGGACGGGTAAAAAATCTTGACGGTGAGTTAATCAGTATCACTGTTTCATCGGCTAAGGAATTAAGGCATCACTCCACAAATCCGAGGACATTATTTTTGGCGGTTAACCTCGATTCTGTTATTGAAAACGCAACATTCCTTTACGAAGAAGTTAAAGATGAATCCAGAGCCAAAAAGTCAAATCAAACAACATTGGCTTATAGGTATTATGCGACACGCGTCGTGGTTAATGGGGAAGAATGTATAGCCAGAATTATTGTAAGAAAAGATAAAAACGGCAATTTATACTTTTATGATGGTGACATTACAAGTAATGAACAAATAAAAAAAGACCTACCTAAATACCTGTATCCGGATACCAAAACCGGGCAGAATTTAGGTAAGTCTCTCTTTACCCATAGTATACAGGAATGGCTGGCAAAAGTCAAAGAAACTACCGATAAAATCGGGGGAAACGGAGAAGTCCTAGCGAGCGTCGTAAACGACTTCGAAGAGAGCAGCACCTATCACCAAATGGCTGGAGAATATGCCCATAACGTTCTATCGGGAAAGTCGACAAAGAAGGATATGGCTGAGCGGCAGCTGGACGCAGATGAGAAATCCTTCGCGGACAGCGTAGATCGTTTCATTGCCGGTAAAGAAAAGTCGCCCATGGTTCGCGTGATGACAACGCCTCTCGTGCTGAAACTAACCGGGGCTGAAGTCCTTCCTGTAGAAATCGCAAAGACAGATCTTGAGAAAATCCTGAACGGAAAGCATGCAGGAGACATGACACCGGAGATTATGAAGCAGCTGCCGAGGGCGCTTACAAATCCAATCATGATCTTTAAGTCATATACAGGACCGAACGGAGAGGAACGCCGAGTAGTGGTGGTAGACCTCAAAGATAACAACGGGGCGACCATCGTCGTTCCTTTTGAACTCAAGGCAACGAATACAGAAAGACGGTATATCGTAAATCGGATAGTAAGCGTATACGGGAAAACGGGGAAGAGGACGAGAACGCCATCCTACGAATGGTTTGGCAGACAATTAGAAAATGGAAACTTGCTCTATGCCAATAGAAAAAAGGCTATCAACGAAATTCTCCAGAGAAGCCCTAATTGGCCCATACCCGAAGAAAAAGTTGATAACCTTTTATCTGCTCCTAATGTAGCAAATGAGGAGGATCTTGTCAAGCTGAAAAGCGAAAATCCCACCTACTACCAGACGGCTGCAGACAAAGACCTCGTTGTCTATCACAATGTTTCTGCTGGCAAATTGAGAGAAGCCATCAAGCTGGGCGGCCTCCCGATGCCTTCCCTCGCCATCACGAAGAGGGATATCCCATTCGGGGACTTTGGGGAGATCACGCTGATCGGGGATAAGGACATGATAGACCCACGGAAATCTAGGTCGAACGAAGTCTTTTCCAGAGATGCCTATACCGTGAGAAAACCGGTGGTGAATTATGAAGTGCCGGCGAAGATAGATAGCGATGCTTTTCACAAGAAATACGAAGAGACAAGAAAGTTCCTCAACAAGAATAGTATTGACGTAGGCGTAATTAACTTTTCCTCCTACGATGGGGAAGAGTCTCTTGCGGCAATGGAAAATAATATCGCAATTAAATACTACTACGTTAAGAACGTTTTAAAGAAAGACATCCCGATAAAAGAGCGGACAGTCACGCCTCCGGTAAGAGGCGAAAGGCTTTTCAAGGAGTATCCAAAACTTATTCATGCGCTTAAATCTTCTAAGGTAAAGAAAGGTGATTTTTCGGAAGTAGACCAAGCGGCTCGACCATACTTTGACGAAATGAGACAGGATATCGCCATGGGAAAGGGGCTAGTGGGACGTTCTAAGCGAGTATTGGCTAAGTGGACAACGAACGGACATATCAATGAGGAGGGAGTAAAAGAGCTCCTTTTACGGCTTTCTGCATACGAGGAAGATAAGAAAAAGAAACCCTACAAAGAGGTGGACAGACAAGATTTCGTAAAGGATTTAAGTAAGACCATCGAAGAAGCAGGCATAGAGAGATTCACGGCGTTCGTCCGTTCCGAATTCGACAGCCTTTATAAAGACAGGTATCTTTGGGACAACGGGAAGAAATACGCGTTCAACATTGACAATATTGTCAAGCTGATGAAAAAATACCGCGGTACCAACAACGAAGGGCCAGGCGGTATCAACTACGGCTTCAACAGCTTGCTTGCTTTCCTTTCCAAAAAGTTCACGTCAATTAGGGATATCAAAAACCATGAATCACTCCTTGCGCCAAACAAGAAAGAACTCGCCAGGTACAAGAAGGCGGAAGACATGTACAATCGTCTGATAGACGAAGCAGCTGAGCTCCGCGGTAGTTACGGCATGGATTTAGACATGGATCTGGCTGGGCTCATGAAGGACACGAGAGATGGGAAGAAAGATCTGCACGGATTCCCGGAAGATAAGAAATTCCTCCAGCACATCAAAGATTTTCTGAAGGAAGCGGACAAGGTAACGACGGACTACTTCGAAGCCAAGCCAGCTAGGAAGGTGACGTTCGACGAATTCTCCGGCGCTGTCATCCCGAAGGGGACACCGGAAGAAACGGTAAACTTTCTGGAATCACAAGGTATCGTGGTCCGTGAATATGACCAGGACGTAGAAGGCGACCGAGAAGCAAAGGCCAAAGAATTAGGCCAGAAGCTGAACGTATATTTCCAAAACAAATACCAGGGCTCCTACGACAGAAACGCCAACGTCATTGAGCTTTTCGACGGTGCGAATGAATCTACAGTCATCCATGAAGGCGCTCATATGTTCCTTTCTATGCTTGAGAACATGAGTCAGATGAGCGAAGAGAATGTCGCCACCTACTTCAACGGGGATACGGCGAAAGCACGCGCTGCATTGAAGGGCATGCAGGGCGATCTTTCTACCATTCGTTCATGGACCGCCTTTTCCGAAGACCACCTCTCTGAATACAAAGGGACTATTTTAGAGAAGGAATTCACCAAGTATGCCGAAGACATCAGAGCAGGGAAGGCCGGTGCCATGGAACGCTGGATGCAGGAACGCTTTGCCAGGGGCTTCGAGAAATACCTCATGGAAGGCAGCGCACCCACCAAAGAAATGCAGGGCGTATTCCGGCGGTTCAAAAAGTGGTTGACGGATATCTATAAGACCGCGAAGAACCTAGGAAACGTAGAACTCACCCCTGAGATCAAAGACATCTTCGATCACATGATTTCCACAGAAAGCGAGATCAACGCATGGGCCGCGCAGCGAAAACTGGAAGCGATAGATAAGACCGTCAACGTGAACCAGTCCGAACTGGGTAACCTCAAGGCATGGGCTGAGAGCGTCAAGGACAAAGCTCTGGAGAAAGCCATGAGTTACTACCTTCATATGGTGAGAGAAGAAGCCATCGAAAACTTCAAAGCCGCCATTTCTTCTGAAGAAGAGAGAAGCAGCTTCATCGAGTCTCTGGGAGAAGAGAATGAGATCTATCAGATCGAGACCATTTACAACTCCGACACATTCCCTACAAAGAAAGACCGTGACGAATTTCTCCAAATGGCCGGGTTCACAGAAAAAGATCTGAAAGAGAAGCTGAGAGCTGCTGGCGGCACTACGGAAGAACGGTGGAACAAGCACATCGAAGAGATGGTGCAGCACTATCGGGAAGAAGCATTAACCCCGGAAGCCATCAGGGGCATGGCCGAAGAAATTCTTCGATCCCCGGAAGGCATGGCCAAGAAGTCTCGCATCGAAGCCATGCTGCTTGAAAAGAAAGTTTCTGCTTACATCCATCTCGTCAATTCTATGCAGATGGAACTCAAACGGTCCAAAGACAAGAAAAAGACCGCGAGAGAAATTCGCAAGCGATTGGGACTTGTTTCCGAAAAAGAAACAACAGAGATCGACAAGCAGACAGATGTGATTGCCAAGTCGGAAGATAAGATCGCAAAGCTGGAGAAGCAGAAGAAGCTGCTAAAAGAGCAGCTTGAAAAAGCGAAAGCAGAAGCTGCAGCAGCCAAGGGCGAGAACAAGTCCAGAAAGGAATCACAGACTATCCTTGAAGGAAACATGCGAGCTCTTGAGGCCGAGCTTGAGAAGGAACGCGCCCAAAGAGCAAAGGCCGACAGCACCACAAAAGACGCAGAACTCACCGCTGCTGATCTTGCGGTGCAGCTCCAGACTATGGTAGACGGCCTCAAAGAGTCCAGAGAGGCCATGCGCTTCAACATGAAGGAAATCAAAGAAGACGCCAGAAACACCTTAGGAGGAGAGAAGATCTCCCACGCCATCAGCTGGCGATGGTGGGAAAACAAGGCACAGATTGCCGAAACCCGCGCCATGAAAGCAGCCGCAGGCAATGACTGGGAAGGCGCTGCTTATTGGAAACGTGAGCAGGCGCAGTGCCTCACCATGGCCAAGTTCGCTAGGGCAAACGAAGAAGAAATCCGTCGCACCCTTCACGGAGGCGGCGGGAAAGTCACCACGCCTCTTCTTAACGAAAACGGCATGGAGCGCTACGGCATCTTAGGCATCCTGAACCGCATCTCCCGGACGGATAAACCAGTCCTGATGAAGGACGACGCCCGCTACTTCGTGCAGCACATGGCATACGTCTTAGGGCTCACGAAGAAAGACGGCATCTTGCCTATTGACGAGAGCGGGCAGGAGAGACCCTTCAACTGGCGCTGGCTTGCCGTAGAGATGAACCCCATGCAGGCCATGGACAATGATCGCTACATGGCCGAAGACATCATTCCCGGATGGATGAGAAGCGCTTTCGACGGTTCAAGCCCTATGAAGATGAAAGACCTCACCATGAATCAATTCCGAGAAATGGCCAAAGTCATGAAGGCTGTCTACAAATTAGGGAGAAGAGAATATGAAGGGAACACCTTAGGCACATCCTTCGATGAAGCGTCGCAAAAGATCCATGACGAAATCCTAGGCAACTGGACCCACCGCGTGGCCACTCCGGGGCTCAAGAACCAGACTGCCACTAACCTAGACAGGCTGGGGACAAAAATCCACAGCCTCATCAAGGACATCACACTTCCTGAAATTCTGATCGAACGACTGGGAAAGTCTGCTACCGAGTATTTCTATAAACCCATGGACAAAGCGGCTGCCCATCTGCGAGAGCTAAAGAGTGCAGCACGAGTCACCTTCCGGAAGAACTTTGCGATCTACTCCAGAAAAGAATGGACCGCCATCCGAAGCAAGAAACTTTACACGATCGGCCTTGATGAAAGAGGGAAGCCTGTATCCTATACCAAGGAGCAGCTCCTCGCCATGGCCTTAAACTTTGGCACCAAGTCCAACAGGGCACGCCTCATAGAGACCTTATGGTTGAGCGATACCTTGAACACCGACGAGAAAACCATCCTTGATATGCTCGATAAGAACCTCACAGACAAGGATTGGGACTTCGTAGAGAAAGTATGGGATCACCTCAATTCCTACTGGGGTGAGAGAAACAAAGTCCAGAATGATCTCTACGGCACGCCCCTAGGGAAAGTTCAGGGCGAAGATTTCACGCTGAAATCGGGACGTGTCATCCATGGAGCGTACTATAGAATCAAGTACGATCCATTAAGCAGCACGAAGACAAGCAACTTCTCAACAACAGACATCGCCAAGATGGACATGCAGAATATTTCCTCCTTCTCCTTAGGTATGGGGAGCACCAAGCAGCGTGCAGGAACATCCGGCGGGCAGAAGCTCCGCCTCGACCTCGACGTATATGTAGAGGCTGTCAATGAAGCCATGCAGCACATCGCCATGCGAGAAGCCACCGTAGACGTCTACAAGCTCCTCAATCAGAAAGAAGTCGTAACAGCTATCGAAAACACCGCAGGCCCGGAAACCCTTTCTCTGCTACAGGGATGGGCCAAGGACTGTTGGCACTCCTCGATCAAGGATATGAGCGAATGGGACTCTACCTTAGGCAGAGCCAGACGGCGCTTCAACTTCACAACGATGGGGTTCCGATTCTCCACAGCTTTACTGAATATCGGGAACATCACCGGCATGATGGAACGGATGGGAGCAGCCAATGCCCTAAAGGCCGTCGGAGATTTCTATTTTCATGGGAACATCGTAGAGCAGCGGCGATTTATTCAAACCAAGTCCACTATGATGAGAGACCGAGGTGCCACCATCGATCGGGATATGTACATGCAGGACAGATTGCCGGTAGGGAAGAACGAGTCCGAGTTCCGCTCCAAGATCGAGCACGGCAAGTATGGCGTCGATACCTTAAACTCCAAGGCCTACTGGCTGATCCAGGTGACAGATGAAATGTTTTCCTTGCCAGAATGGTTATTTACTTACAAGAGAGCCATGGCCGCTATGGAAATCGAAGGCAAGCTCAATAGAGACGAGATGGACGCGGAAGCCGTGAGACTGGCAGATAAAGCTGTGAGAGAGACTTTCGGATCCAATGAGACCAAAGACCAGACCAGCTTTATCAGGAAGAACGAAATTCTTGCACAGATGACTACTTTCTATAGCTACACGAACCTTGTCACGAACCAGTTTATCCGCGCAGGGTACACCTTATACGATAAGGGAGATGTGAAGCCGCTCCTCGCAGCCACGTGGTATTGGTGGCTCCTAGGCGCTTTAGTCGAAACAACCTTACGAGAAATCGGGGACGACTCTGATGATGAAGATAAATGGAAGAAGAAATTCCTCCATGTCATCGCCTCCGGCGGCCCCATCGGCGGCGTCCCTCTTGTAAGAGAAGCAGTCCCGTGGACAGTAGATTTCTTTACCGGGAAATCCTTCGGATCCGCAGCCCCAGACGCTCCCTTCTTCGATACCCTAAAGCACATGGAAAACTTCCTCAAAGCCACCAAGAAAGGCGACCTGATCGAGATGGGGAGAGGAGCCACCAAGGCCATCACAAGGACATCCATACCCGTCCCGGATACCATCACAGATGCCTTCTGGAACTTCATGCGAATGGCCTGCACAGATACTGAATTCACCATGTGGGATTGGTTCAGAAAATCCCTATGGGACAAAACACTCAAGGAGAAGAAAAAAAAATCGAACGATTTTATTATCGGCTGATCGATTGCCAGCCATGGGCAGACGCAGCGAAACGGTTATGGATAAACCTATGAAAGAGAAAAAGGAGGGTAAGAAATGATAGGTGTCGAAGTAAATCGAATCGTCTATAAGGGGGATGGAATTACAACAAGTTTTCCGTATACCTTTACGGTTCTTGAGAAAGCGGATATTGTCGTGACGCTTGTAGACAAGGAAAGCAAGAAAAAGACTCTCACGAGCGATTACTTCATTGATATGGACAAAAAAGAAATTACCTACCCGGGGTACGCGCCCGGAGAAGAACCTGCTGAGGCCGAACGGCCGCCCGTGCTTCCGGCGGGATGGTATCTTGTCATCCAAAGAAAAACGAAAATAGACCAGCAGACAAGCCTCGGGGACAAATGGCCCTTTGATGTGACGGAAGATGCACTGGATAAAATCACCAGAATTTTGCAGGATTTAGATACAGACTCTAAGCGGCATTTAGAAGTTTCTGTAGAGGCTAGCGGCATAGATCCCATGCTTCCATCGCCTAAAGCCAACATGGGCTTTTACTGGGACGAGACCGGGACAAAGCTTGTAGAGGGCCTAAACCCGAAGGCCGCCAGCGAAAGCGCCGCCGCCAGCAGCGCCGCCGCCGCACGTAGTGCTGCAGCTGCCAGTGCCAGCGCGAAGAGCAGTGCGTACCATATGGAATTTGCCCAAAGGTGGGCCGCATCCAGTGTGAGTCCGGACGACAATGCGGACAGCGAGAGCACGACAGGGATGACGCAGTCTTCCAAAACGTGGGCATTGTATGCGAAGGCCAAGGCGGCAGAGTCAGCCGAGCGTGCAGACGCGACCATCGGCGCCGACGAAGAGGCGGAGACCTATGCACAGGACGCCAAAACCTATATGGCAGCGGCGAAAAAGGCGGCAGCCGATGCAACAATCCAAGCGGCCGCCGCCAGTGCCAGCGAGAAAGCGGCACTGACCAGCGAAACCAACGCGGCTTCTAGTGCAAGCGCAGCCAAAGCTAGCGAAAATGCCGCGAAAGAAAGTGAAAAGAACGCAGATAGCCGGGCACAGGATGCGGAAAGCGCAGCTAATGGCGCGAAAGGATATGCAGCCAGTGCACTGGCAGATAAGACAGCGGCGGAAAGTGCGGCCAATACAGCCAAGACCTATGCAGAAACCGCAACCAAGAAGGCAACGGCGGCGGGGGATAGTCAAACTGCGGCCGCTCATAGTGCAAGCAGCGCGAAGGCGTCGGCAGATCATGCCGGCGAAAGCGCGACAATCGCCGCAGACAACGCAGCGACCGCGACCACATGCGCTGCACAGGCGTCGAATGCAAGAGACGCGGCCATTGGCCTGTCTCTTATACACATCTGACGCTGCCGACGAAGCTAGAAGTGTAGA